AAAAATTCGGGTTTCAGCGACCTAGTAATAACTCCGATATCATGGTACGATTTCCTCACGGTAAGCAGGGATTCAAAAATACCGGTAATAAATGGTTTGATGAATTTTTTCGGACGAAAAACTGATGCCTCACAGGAAGGACCATAAATTAGGTTTATTGGGCGAGAGTCAACAGGGGTTATTACCCGCTTCAGACGAAAGGATGTTCAGGGAGAACAGAGAGTTTTACGAGAAGCATCCTACAAATACCCTAGAACTATTCCCTACAGGACACACAACTCAGTATGGGAGAAAGGTTTACAAGGACCAGTTTGGTAAAATACATTCAGAATCTACCACGACAATAGAGTCGCCGGATGGTGGTTGGATGAACATACCAGTAATTTACGGAGGCAGGTATGTATCTCCAGACCGAGCTAGGGACATTATTATCAATAATGGCATGGTAGACCCAGAAACGGGAGAAGCAGTAAGGAGTTACGAAAGCATACCTAAGGCGGAAGAGGCTGCTAGGGAAAGGATGCGTACTCTAAACAAGCCGGACCAACCATGGAACAAAGGAGAGGGTTCAGAGAGGGAAAGGGAGAAGGGCGGAGGCTTGCTGGACTTTTTGATCTCCCCCGCAGAAGGGGCTTCTCTCACAAACATTGACACTATCTACAACGCTATTGCGGAGTCGGAGCATGAGGGGACTAGCGGTAGTAGGTGGATAAAGTCAGATGTGAAGAACAGTACCGCATGGGGCGAAGTACAGATTAATGACGGTACTATGAAAACAGCTAGGGATACACCGGGATTCTTGAACCCGGAGGAATGGCAGTTCGCCCATCGCTTCATCTCTATCCCTGCTGACGAGCGGAAAGACTGGCTCATAGGACCATATGAGCAGGGGATGTACCGCACTATAACCAAGCGGCTTATGCAGAAGTATCTGGACGAGGGTGGTGGTGATCCTCTTTGGGTGATGCTGAAGTGGAAGATGGGGCCGAATGCAACGGCTAAGAAGGGGGATTCTAAGGCGAGTAAGAAGTTAGAAGACCTGCTAAAGCGGATGGAAAGGGAAGACCCTAGATACATGAGGGTATACATGCAAGCACTGGGTCTAGCACCCTAAGGAGCAATAAGATGGCAACTGCGCCAAAACATAAACTGAGCAAGACCAGAAGGGACGCCATAAAGGCTAAGTATGCGGGTAGAAGCACAACATACAAAAGATCGCACGTAGCAACGACTAAGGGTAAGAAGTTAAGTGAGGTTGCGGGTGGCCCTAAGAAGAGAAAACCCACTGATCTTAAAAAGAAGTTCGCGGGTAATCGTGCTGGCTATGTAAAAGCCATGAAAGCTAGAAGCCTCGCTAAGAGCGCACATAAAAAAGCTGTGTTGCGAGGCCGTCAAGTAGCTAAGGGTAAGAAAAAATAACATGCCCGTAAAGCAAGTAACCAAGAACGGTAAGAAGGGATGGAAATGGGGCAAATCTGGAAAAGTCTATGCAAGTAAGTCTGGCGCGCAAAAGCAAGCAAGAGCAATTTACGCAAGCGGCTACAAGGGAAGAACTAGAAAAAGCAGTCGAAATAGCTAGGACAATACGGCAGAGGGAAAGATACAATAGGATCGACAACTATGATCCGTACCCCTACCAACTAGCTTTTCACTCTACCGGAGCTTCCTGTAACCAACGCCTTTTGATGGCTGCCAACAGAATAGGTAAATCCTACTGCGGCAGCATGGAGATGTCTTATCACTTAACCGGGTTATACCCCAGTTGGTGGAAAGGCCGAAGATTTACACAACCTATCGTAGGATGGGCAGGTGGTGTTTCCAATGAAACCACCAGAGATATTGTGCAGTTTGAATTGTTGGGTTCCCCCGATGATCCAGAGGCTTTCGGGTCAGGTACCATACCAAAAAAATACATATTAAAGACCGAAAGAAAGCCCGGCGTCCCCAACGCCAAGAGCGTAGCATTAATTAAGCACGTTTCCGGCGGGAACTCATCTTTATTCTTCAAAGCCTATGAAATGGGCGTTGAGAAGTGGCAGGGGCGGTCTGTGGACTGTATATGGTTGGACGAAGAACCATCAAGAGAACTTTATAGTCAAGCCGTCACGAGAACCCTTGACCGACAGGGGATGGTCTACATGACCTTTACCCCCGAAGCGGGCATGACAGAGACAGTCGCCTCCTTTATGAACAACATAAAGCCGGGGCAGTCACTGGATAATGCCACATGGGATGATGCCTCAGAGCGAGTCATGTCCATGAAAGGTAATCGGGGCCACTTGAACGAATCGGTCATGGAGCAGATTCTGTCCTCTTATGCCCCCCACGAGAGGGAAATGAGGCGCTATGGGCGACCTTCTATAGGGTCTGGGTTGGTATTTCCAGTCTCAGAGGAACGAATAATTGTCGATCCTTTCACAATACCAGCTCATTGGCCCCGTATAGCGGCTATGGACTTTGGATTTGACCACCCCACAGCCGTTGTTTGGACAGCATGGGACAGGGAAGAGGACATTTACTATGTGTATGATTGTTACAGGCAAGCAAAGGCTCCTCCAGCCGTGCATGCCGAAACTATACGCAATAGGCCCAGTTTTATCCCCGTTGCTTGGCCCCATGACGGCAATAGACGAGATTCTATGGGTAATCCCGGCTTGGCTGAACAGTATCGTAATCTAGGGTGTAACATGCTTCCCTTTCACTTTGAAAACCCCCCTGCATTGGGGGAGAAGAAGGGCGGCAACTCTATAGAGGTAGGTATCATGGAAATGCTCCAGAAAATGGAGGATGAGGAATTCAAAGTGTTCTCGACCCTGCATGACTGGTTTGAAGAGTTCCGTATGTACCACAGAAAGGACGGGAAGATCATACCCCTTAGGGATGACTTAATGTCTGCCACACGTTACGCCATCATGTCCCTCAGGTTTGGGGTATCGGGCGAAGACCCCTTATGGACTAAGGAAATAGAATATCAGAATTATGGCATCATCTAAAATAACAGAAACAGAACTCTTATCGCGTATAAGGTCAGAAGTAACTGACGCCTTAGGCTACGATGATACTATAGCCGAACAACGCCAACTGGCTATGGAGTATTACTACGGCCTTCCCTTTGGTAACGAGGTGGAGGGTCGTTCACAGTTCGTAGATAGGACTGTAATGGATACCATAGAGTGGATAAAGCCCTCTCTAATGAGGATATTCGCCTCTGGGGAAGAGATGGTTATTTTCCAGCCGCATGGCCCGGAAGACGTAGAACAGGCTAAACAGGCTACAGATTATGTCAACTATGTATTTCAGAAGGATAATCCCGGTTGGGAGATACTCTACTCTTGGTTCACCGACGCCCTTCTCCAGAAGAACGGTATTGTAAAGTGCTGGTGGGACGAGTCAGATACTTGGAATAGGGAGGAATATAGTAATCTTACAGATGATGAGTTTGCTGTACTTATAGCCCAAACTGGTGTTGACGTTCTTGAACACACCCCGCCCGGAGAAGAGCAAACTGATGACTATACGTCCGTAACCACCGAAGGTCACAATGTTGTTATAAAGCGTGATCTTAGTCGGGGACGCATAAAGGTAGAACCTGTCCCACCTGATGAATTCCTGATCTCTAGGGAAGCCAAGACAATCGAAGAAGCAAGATTCGTATGTCATAGAGTAAGGAAGACTCTATCCGAGCTGCGAGAGATGTATCCGCACAAAGACATAGAAGCGGATGATCTAGGCAGTGGGGACGAAGATTCTTTTTCAGGGGAGAGGTTTTCGAGGTATCGTTTTGACCTCTCCGCTGACTTTGAACAACCATGGGGTACCGGGGTGGAGTTTGAAGAAGCTCTACAGGAATACTGGTTACATGAGAGTTTCGTACGAACAGACTACGACAATGACGGCATAGCTGAACTGAGAAAGGTATGTACCGTAGGAGACTTTGTTCTTGCGAATGAGGAGATCGACAGGATACCCTTTGTCTCTCTGACCCCCATAAAAATACCCCACAAGTTCTTTGGTCTCTCCGTGGCTGATCTTGTAATGGACCTTCAGAGAATTAAGAGCATCCTGATGCGGAACCTCATGGACAACATGTATAGCCAGAACTTTGGCAGGTACGCAGTTCTTGAGGGCCAAGCAAACTTGGACGACTTACTTACACAACGTCCGGGTGGTGTAGTCAGGGTTAAATCACCCAACGCAATCATGCCCCTTCCGACACCCCCACTAGAATCTTACTCGTTTGAGATGCTGGAGTACTTGGACAGCATACGGGAAGCCAGAGCTGGGGTTAGCAAGCACACTCAGGGATTGAGCGCGGACGCATTAACCTCCCACACTACGGCAACTGCTGTAAATGCTGTAATGACAGCAGCCCAGAGTAGGCTGGAACTGATTGCGAGAAACTTTGCTGAAACTGGTGTAAAGACACTGATGCAGTACATCTATGAATTACTCCAGAAGAACCAAGACAAGGAGCGCGTTGTCCAACTGCGTAACGAGTGGGTAGAAGTCCGCCCAGACATGTGGCGAGACAAGATGGATTGTACTGTTTCTGTTGGTATAGGGCAGGGTAATAAAGACCAGCAGCTCATGCACCTTTCCTCCCTCATGCAGTTTGCTTCAGAGTCCTTGAGTGGTGGTTTGAGTATCGTCAACGAACAGAACATGTACAACATAGGGACTGCGATGCTCAGAAACATGGGCTTCCAGAATGTAGATGACTACCTTACCAACCCAGAGGATATACCGCCTGAACCAGAAGGCCCAAGTCCTGAAGAGGAAGCGGCTCAGGCAGAACTTGACCTGAAGCGCAAGGAGCTTGACATCAAAGCAGCAGATATACAGCTCAAGCTAATGAAGCTCAAGCAGGAAGGCGCTAAATCAGCGGTAGACGCACAACTTAAAGTAGAGGAG